ATGGTTCCATGCCATAAAAGATAAGAAGAATGAAGCACAATCTTCCGATAGTTAAAGTAGTTTGGGAAGATGCCTGCCACGACACTTTGGGTTGGGGTGATAGCCCAGAGAAAGCCAAGGAATTTCAGGTTCCGCTTGTTGTTTCTGTAGGATTCTTGTTAGCAGAGACCAAGCAGGGCGTGAAAATTTGTCAGTCACTTACTGACGACTCAATTGCTCAGTCTCTAGTCATCCCACGAAAGATGATCCAGAGCATAGAGCGCGGAGCTTGGCGGTGCGTAAAAAGTCAGAAGATGAAGAGTTCATCAGAGTCTGGAAAGAGTTAGGAAGCCCAACTAAGATTTCAGACCGCATAGGTCTTGCTGTTCGCAATGTCTACGAGCGACGAAGGGCAATCGAGAAAAAATACAATATCCTTCTACCTACAAAAGACGCTCGTTTTACCTTACCTGAAAATCGCAAGCGAGCGACACTAGAAATTGAAGGTTATGTGATCGTATTCTCTGACGCTCACTTTATGCCTGGTGAGCCATCGGCGGGGTTCAATGCCATCTTAAAACTCATCAATACCTTAAAGCCCAAAGCAATTATCGCAAACGGCGATATTTTGGACGGCGGGTCAATCTCTCGTTTTGGCCCTATGGACTGGTCTCCAGTCACAAGCCTACGCGACGAACTCGAAGCGGTTCAGTGGCATATGGATCAGATCGTCAAGGCTTGCAAAGGTCTAGGTACTTTCTTACATCGGACTACAGGCAACCATGACATCCGGTTTGATCGAAAGCTAGCTGGTTCCGTTCCTGAGTACAGAAACATCCAAGGAACGACGCTCAAGGATCATCTTCCGGAGTGGTCTGTCAGTTGGTCAGTCATGGTCAATGACATCTGCATGATTAAGCACAGGCTCCAACATTCAGGCATCCACTCTGGCTACAACAATACGTTGAAAGCAGGCATCTCTACGGTTTCAGGGCATACCCATCTCTTAGAGGTAAAAGGTTGGGGAGACTATCGAGGACGTAGATACGGCGTGTCTACAGGGATGTTGGCCGATCCTGACGGTAATCAGTTCAACTACATTGAAGATAATCCTGTTCCTTGGTGCTCAGGCTTTGCTGTCTTATGTTTCAGAGATGGTCTACTCTTACCTCCTGAACTCGTTGAGGTTATCGAAGGGACTGCATATTTCCGAGGAGCAGCAGTTGGCTAACTTTGAACAAGCGTTCGACAAGATGATGGAGGACGAAGGAGGTTACGTCCTTCACGAAGTTCAGGGAGACCGAGGCGGCCAAACCTACGCGGGTATTGCTCGCAAGATGCACCCCAAATGGGAGGGCTGGCAGCATATCGACTACCAGGAAACACCTCCCACACAGCTAGTCCGAGACTTCTATAAAGAGAACTTCTGGAACAAGATCAAAGGCGATGACTTAGTGCATGACGTTATAGCCTCGTCTCTCTTTAACTTTGCTGTCAATGCTGGCGTACACGTATCCATCAAACTTGCCCAGATATGCGTTAAAACGGCCCCAGATGGCGTTATCGGCCCTAAGACCATATCAGCACTCAACCAAGCTAATCCGGAACTCTTTGTGGCTTATTACGCGCTAGCAAAGATTGCTAGGTATCGAGACATTGTGACGCGCGACAGAAGCCAACTTAAGTTTCTTCTTGGTTGGGTTTCTAGGACGCTCAAGCTATGAACCTGCTCGGAATCTCTTCCATCGTTGATTCAGTCGGAAAAGTTATCGGAGACCTGCACACATCCGACAAAGAGCGTATGGAGCTTGAGCTAGAGGCCAAGCGTATCGACCAAGCAATAGACCTCGGTCAAATGGAAGTTAACAAGGTCGAGGCCGCTAACCAGAATATGTTTGTTGCCGGATGGAGACCTGCTATCGGTTGGGTTGGTGCTGGCGCAATGTTCTATCAGTTTCTTGCTTACCCACTTTTAGTCTGGGCGTGGACTTGGATGCAAGCAGAACAAATTGTTCCGCAGGAGGTAAAGCCACCTCCCATGCTGGATACCGATGCTCTGTGGGTTATTTTGAGCGGGATGCTTGGGATTGCCGGAATGAGGAGTTTTGAGCGCGTTAAGGGTGTTGTCCCTCCGGCTAAGTCTTAGGTCTTTTGTGTTGCGCGGTAACTTCATCTCGCACCATTTGGCCTATTTTCGTTCCGTGAATCCTGTCGATCTTTTCAATGATCGGAAGCCGTTTGCTTTTAGCTAACTTTAAGATCATCTTTGCCCAGTCCTGAACGACAAACGGCAACGCTTGGTTATACGCTGCCGTTATCTCCTCAACATCAGACGACTTAACTTGCTTGATAAGGTTGATCCACGATGCCACGGATCGACCACTCCCGAAAAGCCTTATGTTTTGCCATTGTGTCTGGGCACTCGGTTGACGGTGGAATCCACCCGCGTTCCCTCCAGATTTCCTCGACGGGTCTGAACTTTTCTGTCCTCGTCTGATTCTCGATTAACTCTTTCCAATTGCTCATAATAAGCCTTTCGGGAACGGATAGACCGCATCCTCGTGAGGAGTTCCTGGCCGTGGTGCATTGAAGAACCTCCGCTTCTCTAGTTCCGTAGGCTTCCAGAAACACTCCGGAGCCTCAGACTTGATGATGTGAATGACCCTCTCTAAAACGGGAGAGTCATCCGAAATGTTTGCAGGACGCTTTGCAAACGCTTTTTTCAGCATGGTTTGGTGGTGTACGCTCAACATATCAAAATGGCACTGAATCGTCGTCATCGACTTTGGTTGATCTTACTTCCCCGTCTTTCTGCTGGAACTTTAAGCTCAGATACTTTCCGTCGGAACCCTCGTTAACCCATCCTGAGATCCAGTATGCAACCCCACCAATCATTGCTGAACCTCGGTAGTCTGGCTGAACATTTTTTTCTTTGTTCTTGTTCTTACTGATTGATCCTGTTAGTTCTTTTGGCATAGCGTTAACTCCATTTGATTAACTTCATTGAGAAAGGCAACCAGATCAGCCTCGATCTTGGTTAGCTCTTCCGGTTTAGGCTCATAACGAACGACAAATAACTGTAGATGTTCAGGAAGTCTTGGGTCGAACGACACAAAGTCGCACCAAGTCCTACCTGTTACGAGCATTTGAGTGAGCATTTGTGGCTTGTATTTAGTGGGAACCTCCTTAGCTAAAAGATAGTCAACGTGAGTGTTTGAGTTAGGGCACTTGATCTCGATCAGACCAGACCCCGCAAACCCATCAGGACTCGCTCCAAGCCACTTTATCGACTTGTGGGTATGAAACCCTGTCTGCTCGACGAAATGGCCTGTATGGACTTCGTAGGCTGCTCTGGCAACGGGTTCTTGTTCTGTACCCCATTGCATAGCTGCATTCGTAAAAGAATCACCTTGTAAGCCCGTAAGACGCTCTGTAACGAGTTGAATCTGGTAGTTCCTACGCGTAGCCGTACCAGGTTTCGCAAGCGCGTCTGAGGCCCGTGAAGCGGTTAGGTGGCCTAACCTTGCTTTGTACCAATCGTCAGTTCTTTGTTCCATGTTGCACCTCCTTCATTTCCCCATCGTTGTATAAGAAAATCTTAAATGTCAGATTTGCTTCGATGTTGTGTTGTTCAAGCAAATAATCCTGAAAAGTTTTCCTGACCTTCTCGGTAATTTTTGGTTCGGTCAACGGCCTAAGCGAAACGGCAAACTGCATCGTCTCGCCTAAACCCTGGTATCCCCAGGCGTGGTCAACAAACTGCTTTGTAAACCCAGTGCATTCGTGAAAATCCGCAAATTCCTCCCATAACTTGGTTAGCTCATCTGATTTTTCTCCGATTTTTATCCGTAAATTAGCCATGTTTTTGCACCTTTAATATCCCTCGTTCAATCATTGCTTGCATTGTGTTTATGTATGCTTGGTTCCAGAAGTCTCGACGTTCCTCACGAGACATTTCTTTCCCCTGGTCTAAGTATGAGTGGCATTTGAAACACAAAGATGCTACTAAAGCATCAGAGACTTTGATGCCCATACCTTTTCCTTGGTTCCTGTGTGCGGCGACTACAGTCCCGTCCTCACAAAAACATGCACCGCAAGGCATATTTCTACAAGCCTCAAGCAACTTTTTGTTGGTGTACATTGATCTTCCTCAAGTCAAGTTCAGCGTCCTTCATCTCGTCTGTCCAGACTAAACCCTTCTCGATTGCGTACTGCAATAGTTGCTCTACGAGATCCGAAAACTCAGACACGGTAAGCGAAGCAGTCGAAGGCTCAATCTCTTTTACGACACCTCCAGGAAGTTCAACGACACGAGAGGGTAGAAACCTAGTCTTAGCCCACTCGTGCCAGATGTCTTGGGTGTATTGCTGGCCCATTAACTGTTCAGCACAAGCCGTCAGGATCGACCAATAAAACCGATTCTGAGCCGCTGTGCGTGGAGGTTTGGTAATAGTTACCATGTAACCAAGTTCAGTGGCTTCTATGGCCTCTATAACCCTCCTGCGGTCATTCTCAGTCGTTAGGATTGATCTCATTTCTCAGATACCAGTTGTAGTTAGCTCGAAAGGCTCGTCTCTCGAAGTCGGTGAACTTATCGTGACGCTCTGAGAACATGGCATTGACCATGCGTCTCTTGAATTCTTTGCTGTCAACGTCAAGCCACATCAGATAATTGTCGAGCCCTGACTCGTTGAGGTCTCCGAATAGGAACCTAAGTGCGGTAATCGTGTCGTCTGTCGGCCTAGTTTTATAGGGTGCTTTGCAGGAATCATCGACTGCCAGTTGGATGACAGACCAAAGCAGTTTCTTGCAACGCTCTGTCTGTATCGAGTCCAGCAGTCCTTCTTCAAATGTGTTCAGGTTCATTTTCGTTTGTAGTAAAAGGCCCAGGCTTTCCTGTAGAGTTTTTCTTTCGTTACCAACTTGCGAGCCTCTAGTGCGCGAATCATCTTCAAGGCATTTTGTGGTGTGCAACCGAACTTGTTTGCCAGATCGTTAAGCGACATCCAATCATCGAGTGCTGCCAAGTAAGCCTTTTGTGTCGGTGTCAGCGGTTTGGACTTGTTAAGCATCAACCGGCCAAACTTTTCCACCGACTTTAGGAACTCACCTCGGTGAGAGATGAGTACCCCTGATCGTTTAGCGGCATCAAGAATCTGACTCATTTAATCTCCGTCAGTTCTTTCTTGCGCTGTTCTTTAGCTGCGTCTAACTGATTGATAGCTTGCGGATCATTCTTGAACTCTTTGTAGCTTGTAGTCCATGCCGCTTTTAATTCGTCTACTGTTTTGGCCTCTGAAAGCGTTTTTATGTGGTCGTCTACGGAAGGCTTATCTTCTTCTGGCAAATCTTCACCAGAATAGATGTAGAGGCCCAGGCCATGCAGTGCGATGGCCTTGGCTAAACACCTTTGCATCGCCGTGTTGACTGCAAAAGCGTCAGGGTTCGAGATCGCTTTGTTGCGGTGATCCATGACAGGCAGTTGTGCAGTGCGAGAGACTCCAAATGCTTTGACCTCGCAAAACACCATCACCGTTTCACCCCACATTTGATGGGGCTTGTACTCCCAGGTGGCGTTAGGATCGTGTTGCAACAAGGTATCTACAGCCCAGGCCCAGGAGAGATACGAGAGGCCGTTTTTCTTCTCGATCTTCTCGTTTACGTTGATCTTTCTAAGTTCGTTGAATTTCATGTTCGGCTCCGTTACTTTATGAACAGGTAGAGCAGTGTTCCGTAGCAAATCCCCAATAGCGCGCATAGTGCCAAGTCACTCCTCGTTATCTTGTATTTGGTCAAGTTCGTATTCCTGTTGTTCCAACTGTTGTTGTAGCTCATAGTCTCTTTCCCTTTCGCGGTCATATTCGTAAAGTTGTCTGTCTAGCCACCAGTCGTAATCAACGCTCATTGGAGTTCCCTTGTGTAGATGGTGCAGAACTGTTCTACGTTAGCTGCAAATACAATCTCGTTAATCTTGATGTTGTAGTCGTTGTCAAAATATTCCTTGAGGATTTTTTCTAGCTGCTCTTGTGTAAGTACGATCTTCATGTTGGCTCCTGTAGGGGCCGAAGCCCCTTGGTTTATTACTTGCAAAGTTTGACGACTAGGTATGTGTCTGTTTTAAGATTGGCTATGTGCATCGCAAGTGCTTTAGCCATTTTCGGGCCGGTTGCTACGATGCGCTCTGCTACTAAGTTGCTGGTTCCTACATAAAAGACGTTGTACATTTTCATTTCGTTAGCTCCGGTTTGTTTGTTTCGATGGAGTAATCTTAGGCTTATCAATCACATAAGACTGTCATCGTGACGACAATCTCTGCCGCTGATACCAAAAAGAAACGCCGTTCGTCGGTAAGTCCTACGCAACGATCCTTAGCTTCGCTTCGTGAGCGTGGTTACTTATGTCAGATCGTCGAGCACTGGAACCCTTGGGCCAGGATCAGGCAGGACTTATTTGGGATAGGTGACATCCTTTGCCTCAAGGACGAGGAGACGCTCTTAGTTCAGACGACCTCAAGAGCTAACGTATCAGCCAGGGTGAAGAAGATTGCAGACTGCGAACACCTTCCGGCTATTTTGAGAGCAGGTTGGAAGATAGAGGTGCATGGATGGGGTAAGTTGAAAGAAGGGTGGGCTTGCAAGGTTATTGAAATCTGATTTAGACTCTTATTTGTTTCACCGCATTGGCTAGGGTAGCTCCCGAAAAGCAGCCTCATCACCTGCCTGCCAAATGCTTCTTCAGTGATGGCAACCTTTGATGA